AGCGCCGATTTACACACAGGGAATTTTTGAAAGGTGGATTAAGGTGGGCAGAATTAAGAAAATGTCTACGGTGACAACGTCAGGATCACGACTGGAACAGTTGAAGAATCTGTCGAAAGTCCTGGCGAAACAAATAGATGATTGCAATAATGACATGATTATTGGTCCGAAGTACCTCCCACAGCTTTCAAAACAATACAGAGAGACGATCAAAGAGATTGAAGAGATTGAGGGAGTTGACAGAGAAGATGACGAAATCGGTGAAATCCTCTCAGCAAGGAAAGCTGATGGGAAGCCAGACGCCGTCCGTTAGAATAGTTCCGGAGTATGATTACACAGACGGAGCTGATGCAGTGAGAATACTTGCGGTTGGAAAACTGGTTGTAGATCCATGGCAGAGCGAAGTGCTGAATGATTGGATGGGCCGCACTAATGAAGATATCTGGTCAGCACCGACATGCGGATTATCTGTGCCGAGGCAAAATGGAAAGACACTGGACACTTCCGGACGAATAGCATCTGGAATGGTCATGTATTCGGAATGGGTGATCTATACAGCACATCTTCAGAAGACGGCAACAGAGACTTTTATGGAATTGAAAGGATTGTTTGAAAGCAGGGGGCTAAGAAAGTATGTAAAAGAAATCAAGGCAGCACTCGGAAGAGAACAGATCATATTAAAAAATGGCGGAAGGGTGGTATTTGTAGCACGTACCAGGAATGGCGGTCGAGGTTTGCATGGCGATTGCCTGGTATTTGATGAAGCGCAGGAGCTGACATCGGAACAGCAGGCATCTTTTTTGCCAGCGATATCAGCATCCAGGAATCCGCAGACAATATACCTCGGAACGCCACCAGATGAAAACTGCACAGGTACGGTGTTTAGGAAGATAAGGGAGCGAGCAAAGAATGGAGAGAGTAGTTCGACAGCTTGGACGGAGTATTCCGTGGAAGAAATCGGAGACGTGACTGACAGAAACCGATGGGCAGATTGTAATCCGGCTCTTGGAAGACGAATGACAGAAACGACCATAGCTGCAGAGTGCGAGCAGATGGATGAAGATACATTTGCGAGAGAGCGACTTGGGTGGTGGTCTCCAATCAATAATGATCAGGACTATGCCATTAATAAAGCCAAATGGGAGCAATGTGCATCAGAGATGAAAAAACCGGAGGGGAAAACAGCTTATGGAATTAAATTTGCCGCCGATGGTTCGATGGTGGCATTATGTGGAGCGGTTTGCCCGGATGATGGACCGGCACGTATTTCGCTGATTGAGATCAAGGCAACCGACAGAGGGATCCAGTGGCTTGCGGACTGGCTGAATCAGAGATACACGAAAGCGTCCTGCGTGGTGATTGATGGTCGAAATGGCGTTGATTTTCTGATCGACAAGATAACATCGGTCTGGAAATATAAGAAATCAATCATAAAGCCATCAGCAAAAGATGTGATAGCAGCGGCGAGCCAACTGGTGCAGGAAGTTAATGAACAGACGGTGACGTGGTATAAATACCAGGAGATATTAAAAGAATCTGCTGTTACGTCAGTAAAAAGACCGATATCGGGCGGATGGGGGTTTGGCGGTGATAATTCGATACCGATCGAAGCGGCGGCGTTGGCATTGTGGGGTTGCCGGACATCAAAGCGAAATCCGAATAGAAAGATGAGGATAGGATAATGGAACTGAATTTTGGAATGGTAGTCGGACTTCCGGAGGAAGAACAGAGCCAACTGAACGAAGTGAAATACATATACGATTACCATAGATCGGCTAACAGAAAGAAACGCCGGTACTATAATGGAAAAATCACATTGAATGAAGTGAACCTTGGCATTGCATTGCCGTCAGGACTTGGACGATTGGAAATTGGATGTGCCTGGGGAGCAAAGACGGTAGATGTATTAGCTTCGCGGTCTATGTTCGATGGTTTCGTGACGGAGAATGGAACAAAGTCTGAAGATATGGATGAGATTATAAAGAGGAATCACCTGATCACGGAATATAACAAAGCGGTGAAAGAAGAGCTGAAATACGGATGCTCATTTGCAGCTATTTCGGGAGAAGAAAGAGATGCGAAAGTACGATTTTATTCGCCACACTGTGCAGCGGCATCATGGGATGCGTATAATGGCAGAATCAAATGCGGATTCGCTTTCGAAGATGGGAGAAGAGATGAATCAGATTTTAATTGGTCTCCTGAACACGTGAATTTCTACACAGAAACAGATATATGGGAACTGGATCGAGAAGGTGGGACGTGGTATGCGACACAGCATCCGCATGAATTTGGAGAGCCGATGATGGTTGCTCTGATCTGGGACGCCACGCATGATAAACCATTTGGACAATCCAGGCTGAAAGAACCTATTCGAAGATTGATCCAAGGATATGTGCGGACAGTAGCGAATGCGACGATTGGACTGGAATTTGCAACTTCACCGCAGAAATATTTGTTGGGTGTATCGGATGAGCAGTATGATATTCTGATTGCAGATAAGTTTAAGAGTTATGTTGGCAGCATTCTGCTGGGGACAAATAATCCGGAGACTGGTGAAAAACCGAATTTCGGGCAATTGTCGCAAGGAAACATAGAACCTCATGTACAGATGCTCCGTATGCTGGCTACACAATATTCAGCCGCAACGGGACTGACTGTGACGGACGTTGGAGTAGTGAATGATGCCAATCCAACCTCCAGTGAAGCAATCATAGCACAGTCACAGACCTTGATACTCATGGCAGAACAACTGAACAAGGCGAATGGAGATGGACTCTACAGAATAGCAAGAATGGCACTTGCGGTGGAGCTTGGAACAACTCCAGATGAATTGGAAGATGGAGCGCAAGACATTATTGCACATTTTAAGAATCCAGCCATGCCAAGTGTGGCATCTACTGCGGATGCGGCGATTAAGATTGCGACAGCGCGAGAGGGATTCGCACAGACGGATATATTCCTGGAAATGATCGGATTTGATCAGGCTGACATCCGAAGAATACGTGCACAGGAGCAGAGGACGAAAGGAGCATCCATTTTGACGGAGGAATTTAAAGATGAAGATATCGACGAAGGCTTGGGTGGCGTACATAAAGAAGATGTCACAGATTAGCGAGACGGCAGCTGATCTGATGCAGAAGTGGGTGCAGAAAAACGGATTCGGCAATGATAAAGCCCTATTGGATTACGCATTTGCACTTTCGCAGCATTACGGACAGGCAATCGGAGCGTTGTCTTGTCAGATGTATGAGGCTACAGCGGCGGCGCAGGGTGCCGTAATTCCGACGGCTGAAATGGCAGAACTTCCAGAGTATGGAGAGGTGGCTAAAGCTATACACGGCACGATGAAGCAGTCACAGAACAATGTACCGGCGACAATTGCCAGACTGATAAAGCAGGTTGGGGCAGATACGACATTGAAGAATGCCGGGAGAGATGGAGCGGAATTCGCCTGGGTACCACATGGAGACACTTGTGCTTTCTGTATTACACTTGCGTCCAGAGGGTGGCAGCGCATGTCAAAGCAAGCATTGAAAAAAGGGCATGCCGAGCACATACATGCACATTGCGATTGCGAATATGCTGTAAGGTTTGATGGAAAAAGCTCGGTGGCTGGATATGATCCAGAAAAATATGAGAGAATATATTACAATATGCCTGGAAAAAATTCACAAGACAAAATAAATTCTCTTAGGAGATTAATCAGCGGAAAGAATCCGTTGACATTGGATCAGGTGGAATTTATCATTGAATTAGAAGGAAATCCTGAGATTTTAGGTGGAAGGTCACCTCGACAATGGAAGAATTACCTGGAATTTTTAGGGTTTGAGACAAAGCCACTTGGAGCAGGAAGCTTAAGAGGAATAAAATTCGAAGATGGTGGAGGCTATAGGATTAACTATAGAGGAGATGGGTATTTGCAGTATCATCCGGAAGGTAGACACCACAAAGTAGCATATTATAAAGTTTCGAACGCCAGAAATGGAACAAAGCGTTTTGACACGGAAGGAGTAGAGTTGGATGAAAGCAAACGTTGAAGCGATGAAAAATAAAATTGAAAAAAGAATTGCTGAAGAGAAAAAGCCTACGCTTGTAGAAAATAGAGTTTGTTTCAAAACAGTATCCGGAGGCTTTTTGAGGTTAGATGAAATATTTGGTGACAGTATAGTTATCGAATTTGCTGAAAACATGAGAGAAGCGAAAAACAATAGGTTTGAAGATGGAGACATTTTCTTGCTGAAAGAATACAGTGAAGATGAGCTTGTTAACATTATTACGGAGGCTATTGAGACATATTAACCACTGATCAGAAATGGTTGGTGGTATTTTTATACCTATTTTTCGGGAGGTGATGGAACATGGCTACATCAACAATGAATATTTTGATCATTTGTATTGCGGTATTTGCTATATGCAAATTCACATAGCAATTAAATGCAGATAATTTTAGCACGCAGAGATGCGTGTTATTTTTATGGCAACGCATGCCTTAAATGCGGTAACTATAAGCACTCAATCAGGAGGGAAACAAAATGGCAGACGATAAAACATTTACTCAGGCTGAAGTGGATTCAATCATCGAGGGACGCCTCGCAAGAGAACATGAAAAATACGCAGACTATGACAGCTTGAAGGACAAGGCTGGTAAGTATGATGAGATGCAGGCAAAGGGAAAGACAGATCTTGAGAAAGAAAAAGAGAAGTCCAGATCTTTGGAGGCTGAACTCAACAAGCTTAAAAAAGCTGACACTGTGAGACAGGCAAGAGAAAAAGTAGCAAAAGACACTAGCGTACCGGTGGAATTACTGACAGGTGAGGATGAAGAAACCTGCAAGAAACAGGCAGAAGCAATTATGAAATTTGCGAAGCCGAAGAGCTATCCGGGAACTAGGGGAAACAGGGGACGTGCGACAGAACATCATGAAAAGGATGATGCAATGAGAGAATTTGCACGTCAGATTTTTGGTAAAGGAGAATAAAGAGTATGGCAGCATTAATTACATCAGATTTTGAAATCCCGGCAGAGATTTCAACAGGAATTTTTGAAAAAGCGCAGAAGGGCTCGACCCTGGCGCAGCTGTCTGGGGCAAGACCTCAGAAGTTTGGCAAACAGCAGGTATTTGTACTGACTGCACCGCCAAAAGCGGAATTGGTAGGAGAAGCGGCACAGAAGTCACCAACGCCGGCGTCTTACTCATCAAAAACGGTTAATCCGTTCAAATTGCAGGTGACAATGAGATTTTCACAGGAAGTGCAGTGGGCAGATGAGGATACACAGATTGGAGTATTACAGGATCTGGCATCCAATGCAGGTATTGCGCTTGGAAGAGCATTGGATCTCGTAGGTATTCATAAGATCAATCCGTTGACTGGCACAGTATCAGAACTTGTTAAAGAAGGTCTGATTGATACAAAACAGTTAATTACACTTGTGGGTACAAAGTACGACGAAGCGGTAGAAGCAGCAGCGGGAACTGTAATCTCAGCCGGTTATACACCGACAGGAATTGCAATGGATCCGGCGCTTTCGTTCGGACTGTCTACCATGAGAGATACAACTGGAAGAAAAATCTATCCAGAGCTTGGATTCGGGCAGAACATTACCAACTTTGCAGGAATGAATGCAGCTGTTTCTGATACAGTATCAGCAAAGAATGAGATTAGCGTTGCATCTAAACTACTTGGGATCACAGGACAGTTTGATGCGTTCCGTTGGGGTGTGCAGAGATCCATTGGAGCACACCTAATTGAATATGGTGATCCGGACGGACTTGGAGACCTCCAGAGGAGCAACCAGGTTGCAATCCGTGCAGAGATTGTATACGGAATTGGAATCATGGACAGCAACGCATTTGCGAAAATTGTGAGTGGTGAATAGGATGAAGTATTTGTATAAAAATACGGGCGTGGTAGTGGAGTCTAGCGTAGAGCTGGACCCCGCTATTTTTATGCCTTATAAAGAGCCCGAACCGGCGAAAGAAGAAAAGTCACAAGCAAAGACTCCTGCGAGAAAAACAGCAACAAGAACGAAAAAGAAGTAGGTGCAAATATGGCTTATGCAACATTTGAAGATCTTATAAAACGCAAGCATTTGGAGACATCAGAAATGGAGCGTTGCGATGCATTACTCGAAGATACAGCGATTATTATCGATGCGTACAATGCCAAAGCATCATCAGATGCAAAGAGGCTCGTATCTTGTAATATGGTAATCCGGGCAATTGGAAATTGCGATGAGAGCATTCCGATCGGAGCAACACAGGGAACGATGTCAGCGTTAGGCTATTCACAAAGTTGGACCAGTGCCGGTGGAAGCGGGGAATTATACCTAACAAAACTGGAAAAGAAGATCCTGGGAGCAGGAAACCACATCGGATTCTCGAATCCATATTCGAATATTCCGGATAAGGAGGTAGCAAATGATTAAAGGAATACCGGTTAAACTGTATGAACGGATACTGTCTGGTACAGATGAATTTGACCATCCAGTGTACACTGAAACCCCGGTGATAGTTGAAAATGTGCTAGTGGCTCCGGCATCGACCCCGGAGATTCTTGACACATTGAACCTGACTGGAAAGAAAGCAGTATACAACATTGCAATCCCAAAAGGAGATAGTCACACCTGGCAGGATTGCCGGGTAGATTTTTTTGGTCAGTCCTGGAGGGTGATCGGACTCCCACAGCAGGGAATTGATGAGAATATACCAGGTGCCTGGAATCAGAAGTGGATGGTGGAGCGGTATGAGTAAGAACAAGGTAAGAATCGAACTGAATCGCGCAGGCGTCAGAGAATTGATGCGATCGCCAGAAATGCAGGCGGTATTACTGGAGCAGGCAAATAAAATAGCATCAGCATCCGAAACAGAGACTTATGTGGCTCAGACCAGAGCTGTTACAGCTGTGTATGGGGATGATGGAAATAATGGATTGTTGAAGGCGGTTGGAAAACATGGTGGAAAAAACCATTAAGGATTATCTGCAAACTAGCCTGGGAATACCGGTTAGGCTAGAAGAGGAAGACAATCTCGGAAATGAATATGTATTGATTGAAAAGACTGGATCTGGCGCAGAAGACCATATCAAACGGGCGACGCTAGCTATCCAGTCTTATTCTATGTCCCTTTATGGGGCAGCAGAGCTCAATGAGCGAGTGAAAGAAGCAATGGAAAAAAGTATAGAACTGGATGATATCTGCAGGTGTGATTTAAACAGCGATTATAACTACACGGATACAAGACGTAAGAAATACCGTTATCAGGCGGTATTTGATATCGTCCACTATTAAGGAGGAAATAGAATGTCAGATGCGAAAAATGTAAGTGGTGCCAAACCTAAAATTGGCGGTGCTATCTTTCGGGCGCCAAAAGGAACGGAACTGCCGAAAGATGCAAAAACACCATTAAATTCAGCGTTTAAATCGCTTGGCTATTGTTCTGAAGACGGGGTTTCGAACAATAACAGTCCAGAGTCAGATAATACAAAAGCATGGGGCGGAGATACAGTACTAAATCAGCAGACGAGCAAAGAAGATAGCTATAAATTCAAGCTACTTGAAATATTGAATGTGGATGTACTGAAAACTGTATATGGCGATGAAAACGTAACCGGTGATTTGGAAACAGGAATTGCCATCAAAGCAAACAGCAAAGAAATGGAAGAATGCGCATGGGTGATTGACATGATCCTGAAAGGCGCTCTGATGCGACTTGTAATCCCGTCGGCTGCAGTAACGGAGGTTGGAGAAATTAAATATTCAGCAGATGCCGTTGGGTATGAAACGACAATCAAAGCTACACCAGATACAGAAGGACAGACACATTATGGATATATCATCAAGAGCGACGGAGGAAAAGAATAATGATTACCGGAAAAACAGAAAGCGGATTTGAATTTCAGCTTGATGAAGAGAATCTGGATGATTATGAGCTGTTAGAGAATCTCTGTGATATTGACAATGGAGATGCATCGAAAATTACAATTGCGGCGAATCAGCTGCTTGGCAAGGAACAGATGAAAGCATTGAAAGAGCATGTCAGAAATGAGAAAGGAAGAGTATCTGCGGCGAAGATGATCGAAGAGATCACACAGATATTCAAGAATCAGTCAGGACCAAAAAACTCATGATCCTCGCCCACATGATAAATACGGATGAAAATGCGTTGATCTGCGATCTGGCAGAGACGTATCACATCTATGATTATAGATCCCTACCATTGCACATGGTGGGGATTTATGCATGCGGGTTGAGGCCTGACTCGAGAATCGGAATGAGGATATCTAACTCAAAGCTCACAACAGATCAGACAATCCTCGCTCTAATCGCAGACAACACCAGAGCACTTGCCTGGTTGAACAGTGCGGATGGAGCAAAAGGGGTAAATAGACCAAAGTCTCTGATTGCGGCACTGCTTGATGAACAGACAGAAGAACGAGACATTGAAACATTTGAGTCCGGCCAGGACTTCGATGACGAGTGGAGACGACGGGCAGGAGGTGAGAAGTAGTGGCTACAGAACTTGCGAAAGCATATGTGCAGATCATACCGTCTGCAGAGGGCATCAGTGAAAAAATCAAAGAAGAGATAGATCCGGGAGCGACGCCGGCAGGAGAATCGTTTGGCTCAAAATTGGTCGGTACGATTAAAAAAGTACTTGCGGCGGCAGCGATTGGAAAAGTCCTGAAAGCAACGATCCTGGAAGGTGCGGATTTGGAACAGAGTCTTGGCGGTATAGAGACACTGTTTAAAGATTCTGCAGATAAGGTCAAGGCGAATGCCGCAAGGGCTTACCAGACAGCGGGCATGAGCGCTAATGAGTACATGGAACTGACCACCAGCTTCTCAGCGAGTCTATTGTCGAGTCTTAGTAATGACACTTCGAAAGCGGCGGATATTGCAGATATGGCTATGACAGATATGTCCGATAATGCTAATAAGATGGGCACCAACATGGAGGACATCAAGAACGCCTACCAGGGATTCGCAAAGCAGAATTACACGATGTTGGATAACCTGAAGTTAGGTTATGGTGGTACCAAGACAGAGATGGAACGACTCCTTGCTGACGCTCAGAAAATCACCGGCGTGAAGTACGACATCAATAATTTGTCAGATGTGTATTCAGCAATCCATGTTATTCAGGGGCAGCTTGATATTACCGGAACAACTGCGAAGGAAGCGGCAACAACCTTAGCGGGATCGTTCGATTCCATGAAGGCAGCAGCCAAGAATGTTATGGGAGAGATTGCACTGGGAATGGATATAAAACCGGCTTTGAATGCATTATCAGAGACGATTACTACATTTGTAGTGGGAAATCTTCTTCCGGCAGTATGGAATGTGCTATCAGCACTTCCGGGAGCACTTGTGAGCTTTATAGGAACTCTTATACCGCAGATTGTAACGGCATTGATGGAATTCGTACCGCAGGTGCAGGAACAAATTGTGGCAGCAGGACCACAATTCTATGAAATGGCAAGCAATATGATTAGTGGATTAAGCATCGGAATTCACACACAGCTTCCAAATTTGTTGCAGGATGGAGTCGAAATGCTTACAAATATCATAAACGGGATACTACAGAATTTACCTCAGCTTATAACGATGGGCGGAGAACTTATTATTCAGTTTTTGAATGCCATATTACCGGCATTACCGATGGTATTAGAAGCTGGCGCACAACTGTTGCTAAATATCGTAAATGGAATTATCAATAATCTACCACAGATTGTCGTTGCAGTGGCACAACTTATGATAAAATTTCGGGCAACAGTAGGTCAGAATCTGCCACAGATTTTACAGACCGGAATTGAGATTATCGGAAAATTGGCAGCAGGACTCATCCGAGCAATACCGACACTGGTCGGAAAGATACCACAGATTATTACGGGAATAAAGTCGACTTTCTCGAATGTCGATTGGGGATCGGTTGGTCATAATATTATCCGGGGAATTGCGAATGGACTTAAGAACGCAGGGCACATGCTGTGGGATGCGGTAAAAGGCGTTCTTGGAAGTTTCAAAGATAATGTGCTGTCATTCTTTGGAATTCATTCTCCATCACGCTGGGGCATCTATGTCGGACAGATGATTGATGCAGGTTTCGCAAAAGGTATTATCGGCGATCTTCCGGCAGTGAATTCGGCAGTTGACCAGATACGTGCAGTAGCAATGAGCCCATTCGCGAATGCGAGTCTTAATTATGATATGCAGGGGACAACAAACGTATCCAGAGATGCCGACCAGGAAACGGTTAATCGTCTGGATATTCTGATAGCGTTGTTACGAGCAATCCTAAATGGAAGAAACGATGGAACATTTAGTGAGCGCGAGCTAGTCCGCGCGCTGAGAGATATGGGGGTTGTATTTGCATGATAGAAATCAAGTATGTATGCTCAAATGGAAAAGAGTACAACCTGATCGGGGACCGGATGCGAGCGACATCTGGTTCTTTCCATGAGTATCAATGGAAGTCGATGACAACAGATCAGCAGATGGGTGTGGATGTTTATGGATTTGAAAAAGAACCAAAAACATATCAGACCACGCTAACATTTCGTGGACCGCTGGAAGAGCGAAAAGCAAAGATGGACGAGCTGACCAATTGTTTTGAGTACGATGTTGTAAATCTCACTCCAGGACGAATATGGTTTGGAAGCTATTATATTGACTGCTATATTAATGAAATAACTACAGAAGTATCGTCTGTAAGAAATTGTTGGACGGATATGAAAGTTAGTGTTTATTGTCCATATCCGATGTGGACAATGGAGCAAACGAAAAGTTTTTATCCGGATTCGGCGGATAAAGGAGAACCTTACGAATATCTGGATTATCCGCATGATTATGCTTACGACTATTCGAAACCGTCATCCGGAACTGAACATTGGTATGTAGATCACTACAGAAGCAATAATTTCCACATGACGATTTACGGACCGTGTGCGAATCCACGAATAATAATCAATGGACAAGTCTATCAGATTTACGACACACTGGAAGTGAATGAGTATATTGTAATTGATTCGAGAAAAAAGACGATTATTAAGAGGCTTGCGAATGGAACGGAGCAAAATATCTTTTACAAGAAAGCAGCAGGAAATTCAGTGTTTGCGGAAATACCTTCAGGCGATCTTTTGGTGAGCTGGAGCGGAGCATTTGGGTTTGATATTACGATATTCAAAGAAAGGAGCGTACCGAAGTGGATCTGATAAAGACAAATCCGTATGGCATACAATTGGGGTATATCCGGAACGCTAACATAGATTTTGAAATAGGAGCAGATGAAAAGGACAGCATCAATGATTTTGAGATCGAACTGAAGCGTTGGAGCTGGGATGGATCCATCGGATACGGAGCCAGGGTATTTTCGCCAGATACGGAATATGGTGGAATTGTTCGGGAAATCAGTACAGACACATCGGCGAATATCATCCGTGCAAAGGGTGACACCTGGCGAGGTATGATGACTAAAAAAATCATACAGCCGTCGAGCGGGCAGGATTACGCTGTAGTGTCAGGGGAGCTTAATTCGATCATTAAAGCAAAGGTTGAAGCTGAGTTTCCAAGGCTATTTTACGGCGTCGAAACAGATACCGGTGTTAACGTGACGAATTATCAGTTTGATAGATACTGTACGCTCCATAGTGGATTGACCAAGATGCTTAAATCTGTAGGATATCGTTTAGACATTAGATATCAGGAAGGCGATGTCGGAATGCCCGGATATGTAAGGGTGAGAGCAGTTCCGATTAATGACCTGTCATCAGAGTACGAATTCACGAACGATAACAATATGAATTTCACAACCGATGACAATCGACGCGGAATCAATCATCTAATCTGCCTGGGAAAGGGAGACCTAAAAGACAGGATAGTTGTCCACCTATACGTTAATCAGAACGGAGAAATTTCGCAGACACAGCAGCATTTTACGGGTAGCGAAGAAATTGCAGCTATATACGATAGCAGCGGATCAGAAAAAAATGATTTGATCAAAAATGGAATCAAGGAGCTGGAGTCGAAAAAATCCAGTATGTCATACAACATGACTATGACAAAGCTGGAAGGGAATATCGATATAGGAGATATCGTAGGTGGAAGAGACTACCTGACGGGCATAAGCATGAAAAAGCCGATTGGCAGGAAGATTTGGACAATATCTTCTGGGAAAGAAAAGGTTGAATATAAATTGGAGGGTGATAATTAAATGGAGATTATTACTGGATATGTAGGAAAGAAGCATGTGACATCGGAACAGGAAAGAGACGTCAATCAAGGCATTGTAGGCCCAGGATCTTACGTATTGAAGACGGGCATGCAAATGGAAGCAGAAGTTTCTTCTAACAATGAAATTAAGATCAGAGATGGAGTGCTGATGCATCAGGGATGCGCTGCATCAATTAAAAAGAATACTTACGATTCGTTAACCATCATCAATGGTAGTCAGGGCATGAAACGTATTGACTTAATTGTTGCCAGATATGAAAAGAATCGAGACGACGAAACAGAAAGCCTTAATCTGGAAGTCATCCAGGGAACACCGGCAGAGTCCAATCCGGCAGTTCCGGAATATACAGAGGGAAGTATTCAAGCAGGAGATTACATTGCAGATATGCCGATGTATCAAGTGATTATCAATGGATTAAACATTACAGAGGTAAAGCGATTGTTTGAAGTTGAACCGGATATCGACACTTTGAAAAAAGAGTTTGCTGAATTAAATGGCAAATCTGGAAAGCTTATAGAAAATCAAATTGATTATCAGGAGTATACATTACTTGGCGGAAAAGTCAAAGTTATATCCGGCTCTGTGATTAGAAAAGGAGCAGGTAAAAATTATATTGCGTTATTTACTGCCGAACAATTAAAAGATTATTTTGGCGTAACAGTCAATACAACTCGGCTCAGTATCTCCACATTTAACGGAGATGATACAAGCCAAGCCGTACAATTCTACGCACCGGAAAACTGGCAAGGTTCTATATATCAGTATTTCAGTGCGGTCGTTTCTGGAAGCATTCGTATTAATTATAGAATGGTATATGTGTATGAATGATGGATCTATTTTTTAAGATAGACCGCTGTGTACTCCGGATGAATATTAGCAGCTGATGTCGTCCAGTTTCTCATTGCAACATATACAGTCCCGTCAGATTGTGCTTTGCATGTCGCCCAAGTGCATGAAGAACCGCTAGCATTCGTGGGGATGGCAGCAACCAGCTCGAATCCATCAGGCGGTATCGGTGTACTGAACACGCCAGCTGTTTTAGCCGCAGGAACATTAACTGTTACAGATATAATTTCCGTTCTTATAAAGCTATTGCCATTTAATTAAGTAAGCGGATGACAATATGCTACACTCAAATCAAAAAAAAGGAGTGTGGCTATGGAACAGAAAATCATGGAAGTAATGCGACGGATGCAG